AATCAAAACTAAACCCTTCTTTTCTTGAAAGATTGGAATAGGACTTTGCACACTCATGGGCTAGTTCCATTATGTGTTCTCTAACAACACAAATACCCTGTTGCTCTTGAATTTTAGTTAACTCTGGGTACACGTCGTCACCGCTTCTGAGATACGCTTCCCACAAACAGAGCGCGGTTTCAACTTCAAATTCTGAATAGCTCATTTTTACCTTTCTCCTTTTTTGGTTGAACAAACCGACATTAGCATGTATCGCATACTAAATGCAAGTAAGTATAAAAAAGGAATTTAGCGGTTTTCAGTCCACTCAATAAAAAAAGCAAAGACGACGATGCCGACGACTATGATAATAGCCCACTCGACAAGCGCGATTTTATCCACGCGATCCGCCGTCGTAGGGGGTTGCGTGATTTTCTGCGACGAGAATGTCACAAATAGATTTACCGTCAGCGGTGTGCGGTATTCCGAGGATTCTGCCGTATTTCCCTTTACCAAAGGACGTTAGCTGAAACGTTTCCCCACATAGCTCCGTGAGCCGTGCTTTAGCGGCCAAGCCCCGCTTCTTCTCTTCCAGATCCCTGGTCCGTGACTCGGGGGCATTGATACCTTTTAGCCGGATACGTTGTTTGGCAAGAATTACGTTAAAGCCAAGATCGATGGAACAATCCAGGGTATCGCCATCGATGATTCTATCTAACGTGCAATTATAAAAATACGGTGTACTCATTTGTTTTGCTCCCTGTTTTCATATTTAATTTTTAAATTTTTTAAATATTCTTTTCTTTTTTTCCAACGTTGATATTCAAGTTTAATTTCTTGCCAAAAAGTCATTTGTTTTGCTCCCTGTTCTCAAACGTATGTTTAATGTATTGGATTTTTCCGCCTTTTTTTAAAAACGCGGCGACTTCTGCCTCAAGCTCTTCCCGATTTTTTGTTGGTCGTCGCTTAATTTCGCGAGGGGGCACGAGTCGGGGTATCTTTTTATTTGCTTTGCTAAAAACCCAGTTACTTGTCCGCATTTTCTTCTCTTACGTTTTTAGCTTCTTCCATCGCATCTGTTTTTGGCGTTGGCTTGCTTTGTTCTAGGTGATAATCGTAATCCCAGTAAGGATCATCTGTCACTCTACACGGCATTTCTTTTTTCATTTTTCTGGCTCCTTTACTTGCATTAACTTATCCCATCTCACGTATTTTTGGCGGGCGGCGCACCAGAACCAACCGTTATACGGGGGCTTGGTTGTATCTTTCTTTTTCAGTGGTTGTACGGGTGAAACTGGTTCCATTTTGTGCAAGGCTCCTTGCAAATTTTACTCGTTATTTTACACATCAAACGTTTGTTTCCAACCGCCTTGGAAAAGGCACAGTTTCGGCAAGATCGCTTGGTAACCTTTTCGCCGTTCCAACAATAGTTTTTAAAATTGCAATACCGGCAAGAGAAAGCAGACGGGTCGTTACTGATTCTACCGCGCTTGCCGCGAAGCGCACGCAGCGATCTACTCATAATTGCCTGATACGCGTGCTTGTTAAATCGGACAACTTCAATGTGATAGAGCGAATTGTTTTTATTGTAGGAAACCATCAAGCCTTTTTCCATTTTGCCCAACCCCATCATAATTTGCATTTGCGCATAATAAATAGGATGGGATTGACTGATGCCTCGGCTTTTAAATAAATTCCATTTTTTGTCGTTCATGGATTTTATTTCTAATAATACGCGACCGTCTTGCGTTTCAAAAATGCCGTCGGCGTGGGCTTGAAAATGTCCACCAAAACGTTCCCACGTCCACTGTTTTTGCGTGCGTGGATCGTAATCCCAAAGGGGTAATCCCGCCGATTTTAAATCTTTGACAACGGCGTCTTCTAAATGGTGTCCCAGGCTGAATATTCTAAGGACAGGGCCGGGAATTCGTTCGCCTTCAAATCCGCGATAGGTGTAATTAAGAAAAGCTTCACATTGATTACCGGCATTGCTTGCGCCAATGTATTTGCGCGTGGTCCGGTTGTCGCGTTGCATACACGCTGCATCGATGGCCTGAACAATTTCTTGGGGTTTCATAAATGAAAACCCCCGCCGGAGCGGGGGAAAGGAAACGAGAGCAACTTGGGAGATGTCTCATGTGACATGATTAAAACGAGGGAAGTCTCCATGTCAAAAGCTGTTATACGTTCATTAGTGACGGTTGTCAACAGCATCATCGTCTACATAACCACTAGAAAAAACGTCACGAAAGTCAACAATCGCTTGATTTGCCGCTTGCGCGGCTTCGTTGTTGTCGCCTTTTTTCGTCATTACGGTAACGTAAACCATAATCCAAAGATCAGATTCAGCCATCATACGTTCCTACTTTTTGACTCTTCTAGTATCAAACGCTCAATCATCCAACGTGCTTTTTTTAAATCCTGTAGGGGCTCAGACTTATCACGATAACGCCAGAGGTACTTAATTGCCGTGCCCTTCAGGTAATCCTGAAAACCAACACGGGACATACTAGCTTGAATGGCATCAATACATTCTATGCCATCTTCATGCAAATTGTAATGTGCGGGATGGTCAACCGGATCATTTTTCATGGTCATCATCTTCAGATACGTCGAGGTCATGGACTTCCTTGCTCCTGTGAAAACGGGACATCTCTTGCTTTGCCATCATTAATTCCGACCAGATTTGTATCTCATCAATCTGATCTTTATGCACTGCGCCATTACGGTCTAGTTTTTTAAACAGTTGTTGCAATTTTTTTTCAATCATCAGGCAAAGAATAGCTCGGTTCTTCTGGAACGTGCGTAGGATCGTCAGCCCGCATTTTTTTTAACTCGTCAGCTATCCAGTTTTGATCGTTCTTTGAAAGATAATCATGCTTCCAAGATTCAAATAAATACCGCAATTGACCGGAAATTGTCCGTCCTTCCACGTTGGCAATGATAACAATCTCCTCATACACCGGTCGTGGAAGCAGTACGCTTTTCCATTTTGTCGTGTCCATCAGTTTCTCCTATTTACACGTATACGAAAGTATACAATATGTCTCAAGTTGTCTCAAGAGTTCCCAAGAGGTCTTGCCTCACCCCACGACGGGCCATAGTCAATGTCACATTTACAAGGGACTTTAATATTTATGGCGTTTTCCATCGCTTCGGCGTAGCCAATCGCCTCTTCTTCCGAACTTACTGAAAAAGCTAGTTCGTCGTGGACCTGTAACAAGGGCGTCTTGCCCGACTGATATATGTCAACCATCGCTTGCTTAGTCATATCTGCCGCAGATGCCTGGATAAGTCGGTTTAAGGCTTTATACGTGTAAGCCCTTCGCAATCTGGTCGTTGGTCCGTGAGCCGCGACCGCCTCTTCGTAAGGCATGGCTTTGTGCATCTCAAACGTGTTCGGCTCCCACAGGTCAAACCGGCATTTACGCCCGCCCAGAGAGCGCACGGAACCCGAGGAGCGTGGGTCTTCAAGGCGGCGTTGTACTCCTTGCATCAATTGCTTCACAAAAGGCACGCGAGAATGATATTGCTTGGTAAGTTCCTTGGCTTCGTCCTGTGTGATATCCAGTTGTGCGGCAAGTTTCGTGACGCCCATGCCATACATCATTGCAAGATTAATTACCTTTGCCTGTTTTCGTGGGATATCCGCCATCTCAGCGACCATCGTATGAAAGTCGGTGTCGGGATTATTGGTGTAGGCGTCAACAAACTCATCTGTCCCCGCCAACGTAATGTTTTGCGTATCCCCGTAGGCTTTGGCGTAATGCACCAAGATCCGTGGTTCTTGTTGAGAAAAGTCGATTGCCGCCCAATTCTCCTCTTCCTCGGGAAGAAACAGGGAACGGATCATCGGACCTAGCTCGGGATCGCGGGCCGGTATCTGCTGTAAATTAGGGTTGTTCATAGAAATGCGCCCAGACACCGTACCACCGTCGTCAGAACGAATTTGATTGATATGGCTATGTACCCTACCGTCAGAGCGAACGTGCTTTAAAAGCCCATCTATAAAGCTTCCTTGGGTTTTATTCAAGTTGCGGGCTTGCACGATGCTTTTAGGCAGTTCGTGCGGATGGTCAGAAAGAAACGCCTTTGTAAAACTCGGGGAGCCTTTCTCGGTGTGTGGATATTCTAATTTGACCGCCTTAAAAGCCTTGGCAATGGACTGTGCCGCCCAGATTTCTACCTCAAATCCCGCTAACTCTTTTATCCGTCGTAACGTCTGCTTTTCTCGCTTAATAAGTTCCTGTTTTGTGCGTTCAGCGCGATCTATGTCCAAACGTATGCCTTGTTGTGTCATCGCAACCAGACAGGGTAAGAGGGCAGTTTCGGTGTTCCAGATCGCCCACATATCCTGGCGGTTTAATTCCGTCTGGAAATTTCGCCAGAGCTCTAAGGTTAGTTCGGCATCAGTTTCTGCGTAAGGTCCGACATACATGGCCGGTAACTTCCACATTTCCCCTTTGGCATCGACGCCAAACTCGCGGGCGGCTTCTACCAAGGTTTTTTCAGATTTTGTCTTGCCAAGGTAATCGTAGGAAAGAGCGTTAAGCGTATAGCTGAAACGGTTTTCATCAAGCAAGCTTGCCGTCAGCATGGTATCTATAATTCGACCATTGACAGTAAAGCCCTCTGATAAAATCCACCCAAGGTCATACTGGGCATTATGCATGATCTTGTCGGCGTCGCACTCAAACACTTTCTTGAGCCAACGCGAGACAATGCGCTTATCTAGGTTACCCCCGCCAGTGTGTCCCACGGGCACGTAACATTTGTAACCGTCGGCGGCGATAGCATACCCCACTACTTCGCCGTTTCGTGTGGGCCATCCCGGTCCGCTGTTTTTCAAATCAGGATCGCGGGTTTCAACATCGATGGCGATTTCTTTTGCCTCGGATAAATCGGGAAACTCGGATGGGGGCACCCAATCAGAACGAGGCGCAAACATTGCCATTTGCAATTTACCTACTTTCACAGGTTCGCTCCCGCATGATCGCCACTTGAAAAGCCGCGCAAGGCACACAAAGCCAACCCTGTCGGAAGTTGCGCTCCATGTTAATAATTTCGTCAGCCCTTCCGCCACACTCTGGACACGTTTTATACGTCAGGGTTTCTGGCTCTATAATAAAATTATCTACTATTGTCATTTCTTTCATAAGTTGTATGCTCGTCCGTAATCGTCCGGTTCTATAATAAAAAGCCGTTCCATTGTCCGTGTCACAGCGACATAAAACAGTCTGTGTAAGTCATCGGAAGGTGAATCCATTGCAGACATCGTCAGATCGGTTATTACTACCACGTTTTCCGCTTCCCCACCCTTGGTCCCGTGGATCGTGGACAATCGTATGCGGGGCATCGCATTAAACTTTTCACCCCGACGCAACAAAGCAGTGATGTAGGCACGATCAAGATTAGGCATCTTATCCATAGCCTCGTGCCAGATCATGTCCTTGGTAGCCAGTAAACCAAACTCTCCCTGTAACCGCTCAAGTGTCAGTAGATCATCATCCTCACAATCTATGGTTTTATAGCCTCGCTTGACACGCACACCATTTCCCGACATGTAGCTATATATAGCCCGTGCCGCGTGCGGCGTGATTGCTTTGCCGTTTCGCATTTGCTCCCATCCGTTGATTGCATGAGATAACCTATCGCTAATACTGCGTGCGCCTTTGTATTCAAACAGGTAACCATTACTTTTTAATTCTTCCGCTATGTCATATAACATATAATTGGCTTGCGCCATAACAAGCCACGAGCCGTTCGACATGTCTATTTCGCGTACATCATGCAGTCTTATAATCTCTCCGATTTTATCTTGAGGCTTGTATACTTTCGGAAAACGGTTTCTGATTTGCGTGGCAATTCCCTCTGCCATTTTGTGAATAACCGCCGGTATGCGATAAGACTGCTCTAAAACTTCAACTCCTCCAGGCAACGATATGAAGTGTTCAACGTTTGCTCCCGCCCATCGATAAATAGCTTGGTCATCATCCCCCGCGCAATACATTTTTTTAGATCGCTTATCTAGTTGATGAGCAATATCCCATTGCAGGTTGGATAAATCCTGTGCTTCATCTAATACACACAAATCAAACTCAGGTATCAGTTTGTCCGCTTCCTTGACAAAAAGCTCTAACAAATCGGTAAAATCCATAACCGCATTAGCTTCTTTAAAATTCTGATAACTTCGTGCCACGTAGTCCACCTCAAACCAAGTATGATCTATGTCTGACAAATCGTACTCGCGCCGCAAATCATTTTTTTTGAGGCGGGCGAGTTGTATTAAAGACAGGATCGGGTGATCGCGTTGGCTAATGACGGTTTCGTTTTCTGCCGCTACCGTGCTAGATAATTCAAAACCGGTCGCTTGCGCAAACTGCTTATAGTTTTCGCGGGACATCATATCCCGATCACGCACACCTAATGCGCGGTAAGCAAAGGAATGTAATGTACGAAAGTAGGGAAGATCATTTTCTGAATCAAAGCCGAATCGGGTGCAAGCCCGTTCTCTGGCTTCGTTAGCGGCTTTTCGCGTAAATGCAAAAAACCCTATCTTGTTAGGATCTACGCCATCTTCTAATGCGCGATCTACAAAATTCAATAGCGTAGTGGTTTTCCCCGTTCCGGGGGGTCCGAACACCCTAAACACTAGAAAGGAGCCTGATCCGTGGCGAATTGCTTGGCTTGCAAAGGCTCGTGAGCCGCGCCGTAAGTAGGAATTTTCCAAACCCTTGTCGGCTTGTTCTTGATCCGTAGGACGGTCGCTTTGCCATTTATATCACGTAGGCGTTGAGCCACCTTGTGTGTCTTAAATTCTGAAAACTTATTCTTGCGAAGGTAATTTTCAAAGTCTTTTAGGCGGAATAAAATGCAGTTTTCTTCTTCATCAATATAGGGACGACGTAATAGTATCTCTTCGCGATCCTTCGCCTGTTGCCCTGTGGTACAAAATTCTTCCAGAAATTCATAGAACTGACCCGTTGTCGAAGCGTCTTCGCTAACCTCGATAATAGCGCCGTCTGTATCCGCCATCTCCTGTAGCAGATGGTTGATACGCGATTCCCATGCTTGTTTAGCGGTAGATCGTGGCATAAAGTTTAACTGTTCAATACACGACTTCTGGAATTGCGTCTGATTCTGTAAGGCTTCAGTCTCAAGCTCCAAAGGATAGCCGTTTACATCTAAAAACCACACGGGCGGTGTAGAATTATACTTACGAAGATTGGCTACAGTAGCCCCAGATTGAGCCGAATCTATGCCAAATTTGCGCGTCTTGCACAACTCCGCGTTACAATAGGATGCAATAGGTTGGTCCTTGCACTTATATGCGTAATCGTTTTTTTGGAGTTGCTTGACTACAATATTGACTTCCGCCAAGGGTAGCGGGGGGTCTACATAGCGCATGTTGTAAGACAAAATCTCGTCTTCCCACGTATCTGCGTAGGCTTTACGAAGGTATACGCCAATCGAAAACAAACCGTTATTTCTTCCCCCCTCACTTATTTTTTCACTGCAAAGTGTCTGTAGGCAAGGCGGTCCATCCTTGATCGGGGTATTCTCATCCTCGGTAATTTGTAACGCCTGTACCTGTTCTGGCGTCTGCACGTAATTATCGTAAATCTCTATAAATTCGTCCAAGGTAGCGGCAGATCCGTCATCTTTTATGGCGTAACGCAACCCGTCCTCGGCATTAAAATACGGTAAATTAAGAAAGTTGCCGACATCTCCGCGTTCTAAGAATAGTTTTACTTGTTTAGGAAATATCTCCGACCCACCATAACCTAATGCCGCCGCAATCTGATTCAGTACGTCTTGCATTTCTTTAGCGGTAATCCACTCAGATGTGAATAAGTAGCAGTGCGCCCCGCCGGATTTGGATCGGCAAACCACCAAGGGCAACTTCATACGACGTATTTTTGAAACCAGTTCTTTGTGATCCAGGGGATATTCATCAATGTCGATGCAACCCCATTTAACGTTGTTTTCTTCATTAATTGGAATAATACCAATTGCCGCGCCTTTGCCCGACAGATGTTCATCCCACAATGCCGTGGTCCGTGGTTCGCGAACGACCGATGCTTTGCCGGTATTTTTACCGTTCGACTTGGACCCTTCTATCTTATATGTGCCGTAGGCGACCTTTAGGCCGTCAAATATCTCGGCAAACTTTGTTGTTTTTGACATCACTTAACCCCAAGATGAAAAAAGCCGGAGTTGCCTCCGGCGATTAAATTAAAACGGTGCTTCGTTCTCCTGTGTAGCACCCGATTCATCTCGGTGTTTGACTTCTACATCATCGTTGGCGATTGCCCCCGCAAAGGCTTTTGCCTGTGCGTAAAGAGAAGCGTCGTCAACTTGCTTATCAAGCGATACTTCCCAACCGTGCCACGACCCCTTGGAGTTTTCCTCCGACACGGTTTTTAGCAAATATTGATGGCTGAACCGTGGAGGCGTAAAAGGTCCGTTTTTTCCCATCATGGTGCGACTAGCTACCATGCTGTTCCACTTCCGTGACTTCTTTAATTGCGTGGACTTCATCGCAATTAACGCCGTGGTCGGCATCCCGTCTTCGCCAAGCACTAACACAAAGTGCTGATGTGTCTCCTCAAGATACGAGCCGTTGCCACCGACAACATAATCTTTGTTGTCGTCAGCACTGCGCTCGACCTTCGGCAAGCTTTGCTCCGGTGTGAAAATATTCACAGGAGCGCCACTGCCAATCCCACGAGGACTCCACTCAATATAACGACGCTGATAAGCACATGGGATGACCACAATACCCGTCTTTCCGGCATAGACGTCGCCCGTGACTGTGTTATAGATATCTCCAGCTTTAGCATCGTCCAAATCGTCCAGAGTTGGGTCTTGACGACTAAGAACCTTAATGAAAGGTAACGCCAAGTCTTCTTGAGCCATGTCAACGCCGACTCCTGCGTCTGCTTCAAATAAGCTTTGATCGAATTCAACCACTTCATTTTTACTGCCTCCTCCTACACTTTTAGTTGCTGCCATTTTACTTCCCTCTCTTGATAGTTGCACGCTGACCTACAAAAGCCCCGAAAAGTTCCATCGGGAACTCGTTACCCGATTCAACTTGTTCGCGGACCCAAGCTTTGAGCGTGGATGAATGTATTTCTGTTCTCTGCTCTGCAACAAACCCCTGCTGTTCTGCAAAATCACAGAAATCAGTAGCTTGCTGATCTTCACCTCGCCCGAAGTTACAGGACACGGTGTTTTTAATAAGATCGCCAAACTCATGCTGACGAAGCCACTCGTAAGCCTGTTCACGATTGTCGATCTTGATGTGTGCGCCATAAGTAGGACGAACCGTAACTTTTGACCCGTCATCGAGTTCTAAAGAAGCGAGTCCAATTTCTTGCAACATGGCGGGAAGGTCTTCGTCAGTCAATTTTAGCAAAGCTTTTTTCTCCGCTTTCAGCGTCTGTTCTAAAGCGGCGACTTCCACCTCTTTATCCCTGACAGCCCTAGCAATCTCTGCTATACTTTTAAGTCCTTTTCCGTCGATAGATTCAACGGCGGAAGCGACAGACCCAACGTCGGCTTCCATTTCTGCTACTAAATCCTGCATCGTTTTTCCTCTTCCGTTGTTAGGAGCTTTTCCAAGCTCTGGACCTCTATGATATAATCGTATAAACTCGCATGTCAAGGGGGATGTCATGTATCAATATAAAACGGAACCGTATCAACATCAGCGTGAAGTGTTTGACGCATCTTGGCAACGAAAGTATTTTGCATTGTTCATGGAGATGGGCACAGGTAAGTCAAAGGTTGCCATAGATACGATGGCCGCGCTTTATGAAGCGGGAGAAATTAACACTGTATTGATAGCCGCACCCAAGGGCGTGTTTGACAACTGGATTAAAGCGGAGATCCCCACACACTTGCCGGAGCGCATTAAGACAAAGATAGTGCGTTGGCAACCCAACATTACAAAAAAATATAAAGCTGAGATTGAAGAATTAGCTTTGCCCGAGAAGCGTGAGCCGGGATTCTTGCACATACTGGTAATGAACATAGAGGCGTTCAGCACAAGTAAAGGCGCGGGGGCGGGACAGAAGTTTCTCAAGCTTAATCCAGAGAATATGTTGATACTGGATGAAAGCACTACTATTAAGAACAAAAGTGCGTCACGTACCAAGAATTTAGTAAAGGCAGGGGAACAGGCTAAGTACAAACGCATTCTTACCGGATCGCCAATTACCAAGTCGCCAATGGATCTGTTTAGCCAATGCCTGTTTCTTGATCCCCGCGCATTAGGGTTTCGCAGTTTTTATTCGTTTCAAAATCGTTACGCTATTGTCGTGCGCCGTGCTATGGGTCACAGAAGTTTTCAAGAGATTACAGGCTATCGTCGGTTAGATGAACTGGGCGAGAAGCTAGATACTTTCAGTAGTAGGGTATTAAAAGAAGACTGTCTTGATTTGCCGGATAAAATATACACGCAACGTCAGGTGCCTTTAAGCGTAGAGCAAGCAAAGCTGTACGGTCAGATGCAAGAATTGGCGTTAGCGCAACTGGAGCGAGGCAAACTAGCTACCACACAGTCTGTGCTGACACAGATCATGCGCTTACAGCAAATATGCTGTGGTCATTTACAGCCTGATGACGGGCGTATACAAGAATTACCCAACAACCGACTAACAGAATTGTTAGCGGTGTGTGAAGAGTTTCAAGGTAAGGCTATTATCTGGGGAACGTGGACTTACGATATCCAGAAAATAGCGGACGCCTTGCGCCGTCGATATGGCGCACATTCGACGGCAACCTACTATGGCGATACGCCACAGGATGAGAGGCAAGAAATTGTTGAGCAGTTTCAAGACCCCGATTCCGAGCTACGTTTTTTTGTCGGTCAACCAAAAACCGGCGGTTATGGCATTACCCTGACTGCCGCAAGCACCGTGATTTATTATAGCAATAGTTATGACCTGGAGATAAGGCTACAGTCGGAAGATCGTGCGCATCGTATTGGTCAGACTTCGGCAGTGACGTATGTGGATCTTGTTGCTCCCCACACAATTGACGAAAAGATTCTTGAAGCCTTACGGGGCAAGATAAACATTGCCGGGGAAGTGCTTGGGGAGAACACCAAGGATTGGTTGATCTAGCCCCGTCCTGTCCTAATCAATTCTGAAACAGTATCAAACGGATACATTGCCGCATATTGTTGCCTTTGATCCGGGCTTGCGGGTGGTGGTGCCTGTTGCGGTAAAGGAACTGTCGGTTCTGCGGGCATTTGCATGGCGGCCTGTGGAGCCGTGGGCCGTGGTTCAGGGGCGGCTGCTTGCGGCATTTCCTGTGGTGGTGCCTGCGGTAATGTTTCTTGTTCTCCGCTACGACCATAGGCTGTAATAGTAGGTGTAATATAGGTTGGAGATTGCACGCCGAGCTTATCCGCCCAATTTTGCAAAAACGTTTTACTTTGCGTGCTGGAAACATCATCAAAATTGCGTAATAAATCAGCCATTTTTTTAGGGTTTAAAACAATTTCTGCCATAAGGTCTTGCGCGCTTGCAGCGGGAACTTTTGAAAGTATACGTTCTATTTGACCGGACACTATTTGCGCTTCTACAAGACCTTGATCTCTTAACGGAATACCCACGTTACGCAGTGCGTTAGCAAAGTTTTTATACGCAGATAAACCCAAAATTTTAGCAATAGCCAAATGTGCCATTCCCGTTATTTGCATTAACGAATTTTTTTCATCGGCAGTAACCCGTTGTTGTGTACCTAATTTGTTTGCTAATTCGCTAAAGCGTTGACCTTTGTTTAAAAGTTGTCGAAGCGGAGCAAGCGTTTCAACTGCGCCTTTTTCTACTAAAATACTAGCAATGGATTTATTTGTTTCTGTGCCAAGCGGCGCGAACAAATACCTTTCAAAAAGATTAAAAAATCTTTCGGGAGACTCGCTTTTTATTTTATTGTTTGCAGATTCTCTAAAACCTTTATCTAAAAACGCAATCACCATCCCATTAATAACATTTTTGTCTCCTTTTTTCATTGCCAGATCTACCAAAGCTTCAAGGTTTTTAATATTGTCTGGTTTTAAATCCCCCCCAAAAGGCTTGCCTATTCGGGAAGATAGAACTTGGTCTACAGAAAAAAGTTCGGGATCTTTTAATTCATTTTTTAAGAAAAAGCTAAAAGCGTCAAAGTCTTTTTGGTGTTTAAGTATTTCCTGGCGAGGCGTTAACGCATCTCGTACTGTTATTTGCAACGCTTCAGCATCTTCAAGGTTTTTCATTAAACTTTGCATTTCAGGACGATCTAAAACATATTGAAAATTAGGGTCGTCTTTAATTTTTTGTATTGCCGCTAAGTCAAATTTATAAGGAGCTTGCGGATCGCCCGTGGGCTTAATAACTTTGCTGGCAAGTAACGCCTTCGTAAAGCGTCGAAGACCATCGCCAAATGTTTCGGAACTTTTTGCAGCTAAATCAATAAAGGCTTGATCATCTGGGTTAAATGTTCGTAAAAACCCAATGGCTTCGTCGAGCTCTTGTAGCTGTACATTTCCTCCGGTAGTTCCTAATTTGAATTGATCTGATAATAATTCGGGAGAATAACGATACTCACCATTGGCTCTACGCTGTAACAGTTTGCCGGGAAAAGCGCGACTAAACACATCATTAAACGATTTAGAAAAGGAATGCGCCTCTTGAAGTTTTAGTAACGTATCTTCCGGCAGATCTGTAAATTTAACGTCGGTGCCTCGTTTTCCCGGCGCAAAATATTGTTTGTTTTGTAATGTAACAAGACCAATATCTTCTAATATAGCCTGCGCCATTTCGTTTAACTGTCGAGCATCATTCCAGTTAGCGTTTATTCCGGCGCTACTGGAACGGGACATTGCTAATAACTCGGAACGCGTGTCGAGCAAAGATTTTAAAGACACCATGTTTCTTGGAGAGTCTTGAAGATTTATTATCGGCGCATTAACTTCATCCTTTAGTCTACGCACCGCCGTATCCGCTTTAATTTTATCAACTAAAGCTTTAACAACTTTTTGTTGCCCTGCTTTGTCCGAAGTAAAATTCATTGATTTACTACTGGCGGATCTTGTTTTAAGAAACTCGTTGTATAAATTTAATTGAACAACCGTAGAGGCATCGGCATTAGATATACCGGGAATAAGTTTTTTTATACTTTCTAGTTTTTCCGGGGTTACCTCAAGTCGAGTGCCCTGGGCATTGAGGTCCTGAATCCCTTGCGTCATTTTATTTTTAGGCACTATGTTTAAGGGGTCATCTATTGTTTCGTTTGCCCTTGCTGCTTGTTTTTCAGCGCGTGTTAGTTGTGCTTGAGCTTCTTTAGCTATAGGTTCAGGGTCGAGATCACCTAAAGCTTCTCTTAAAAAAGCTTTTATGCGGGGTGGAAATACGGCATCGGCGGGTTTTTTTGAAAGCAGTTCTAAGTAATATTCAACCGTTTTTTCCGGGTCTATTTTTACCGAATTTAATTCTTTTTCACCCAGACGACTGTAAAGGTCGGATTCTGCTTTTCTTGCGGCTTTTATTAAATCATCAAGCGCGTTAAACATTTGTAAATTAGATTCTTGTATGTCAAGGACGCCGTCAGCCCCTCGCATTTTTTTAACAAGTTCGTCAACTTGACTTTGACGGTTTAATAACGCAGTTTCCAACGCATTTTGAACTAAAAGAGTTTCCACCTTTGCCGCGTCACGTATTAACTCAGAATCTCCGGTACGTCGTAAAGCAGAAACAAGATTAAAAGTTTGCTGCGCCGCTTCTTCAAAACGGGCTCGAGCTACCTCTGCTAACTCAGGGTCTTGTTTAAAAATAATTTGAGAAAGCTTTTGAATAAAGTCGTTTTTTGTTGCCCCTAGAGAAGGAACGTCAGGGAATTCTATGTTTTCAATCTCTGAAATTCGTTGTTGTGCTTGAGTTTTCCTTGCCGTCAACTCTTCAACTTGTTTTAAGGCGGCTTCCCTACCTTCAGCAGTTGTTTTTTCCGCAACTTCTTTTTGCGCAGTGGTTAATTGAGTGTCTATATTTGCTAAATTTGCTTGCGCACGTTGTAAGGCGTCAAATCCCAAATTTTCTGGAGAAAGAGGGGCAAGCTCTCCTGTTACATCATCCCGGCGTCTCGTTGTGCTGGCGGCTTGTGCTTCTAAGTCCTCGATAACGGCTGCAAGCATTTTGGTAATGTCGTCGTCGGTAACATCCGCTCCTAGCGTTTCACCAAATAATTTACGCGCCCCCGCAGCATCTTTCGCACTAAACATTGATTGAAGCTTGCCGGAAAATGTTTTTGCTACAACGGGTACAAGAGCCATCGGACCAAACACGGACGTTAACATTCCCGCAACTACCGCACCACCTTCACTATCTGGATTTACCGATTTATAGGCAGTATAACCGGCAGCACCCGAAGCAACAGCACTTCCAGAAATAAAGGTACTTGTAACGGGACTTTTTAACGCGGCTTGTCTAGCTGCGGTCGAAGTATCTTCAAAAAACTTTAAGGTTCTGCCTAATGTTTGTTTAGGATCCTTAACGGCGGC